ACGTTGATCATTTGCCTTTAGACTTAGGAACGGTTCTGTATAGGTATTCAATGCCAAGATATGCTTAAACATAGTATGGCTCATACCCATTAGTTCATTAATAGATTCCTGTGTCTTACGGCTATCGCCTTGGCTTTCGTCTAGATCCTCTAATCTCTGTTCTTGATTGTTAACATAAAACTTTAGGATGTTTGGTTTACGTCCACGTTCGATCTTATAATCAATTCCGTCCTTTTCAAAACTAACAGTAACGAGCATACCTTTGCCGTTAATGTTATTGATTAGATTATCACGCTTGATGTTTGTGAGCGCTAGACCAAAGATACCATAACTTAATCCGTTAATGATCGTAGTCTTACCAGTACCATTACGTGACCCGCTATCATCGCCACCTTGGTCGATATTCTCTCCTAGAACAAGTGTTAACTGTTCTTTTTCAAAGTCAACAGCCTGTGTCTGATTACCAACACTCATAAAGTTTTTAATTGTTAAATTCTTTATTTTAATCATAGGTTGTTATAAATCTCCAGTAGGACTTTTGAATCAAATGTATCACTTTCAATATTGATAATCTGATTCATAACGATCTGATCAACACTTTCAAACTTAGTAATTTCAATTGTGCTTGTTGCCTCATCGAATGATTTCTGTTGAGGAATTAATGTACATTCACGGATATCATAATTTTGCATTACAATCTCTTTAATATGAGTTGACTCTTCAAAACTAATATCAATATCAAGACTTACACGTAAATGCATCTTAGGCTTACATATCTTATCCATCTCATCAATAAGTTGACTTAATTTAATTGTGCGATAACGTGGCATGTCTTGCCAATCAATATACTGAGGAGTTCCTCCCCATTCTAGAATCATCATACCGCGAGCATCGTCCCACGCATCTGCAAAGTTATGAGGAAAAGCATTACCGATGTAATGGATGTTGCCTTTGTTCTGACGCTTATGGAAGTGCCCAGTAAACACATATTCATTGCGAGCAAAGTCATCTACTTTTAGTTCACCATGGTCTGGCATCTGTACCATTGCGTTCATATAGAACAGAGGTAGTTCAAAATGACCAAACATATAACGGCTCTTGATCTTGTTGATCTTCTTCCACTCGTCGCCTACGAGCCAAGGGATAAAAGCAACTTCATCCATAACGATTGGTTCAGTAATCATCTGGATACCTGGAACGTGCTTTCCGAAAGCAACTGAGTTCATATCACGCCTATCCTTATAATATAGGTCATGATTACCAGGAAAGAAGATTGTTTTTTCAAAAGCAGCACCAATCTTCTCTAAACACTCTAAGCCAGCGTTCATAGTAGTGATATTGATGCTGTTTCTATTATGATTCCAATCACCACAGAATATCGCAGTTTCGCAACCTTGTTCCTTAGCAGTTGCTATAAACCAATCTACAAATTCTACGCAATCATCATTATGGGTCTTAGCATTTGATTTTAATCCAAGATGGATATCTGTAAACACAGCGGCTTTTTTAAAAAATGTCATAAGTGTCCTCTGACATTATAATAACACCGCCGTGTCTAAATGTCAATCACTACTTCCGCCACCATTGCGATCTTTAGCAAGTTGCCATTCGTGATTACCTTGGCGTGTATAACTTGGATTAAAGTTATTCATTTCTAGGATATCATCACGGATGTTTTGATTGCGCTTCTCGATATTAATAACTCGGACAAAGCTGTTAGTAACTGCGGCAGTATAGTATGCGAATGGATTATTTGACTTGCTCTCATCAAACTGTAAGCCAATCTGTGTTAACTGTAGGATAGCCTGTCCACGCATCTCATCGTTGTAAGTATAACCTCTTACGTTACCTCTAGTAGCATAGCGTTCGCAGAGTTTCATAAACATCTTTGCTAACTTTGGAGTAAATTGTCCATGATCCTTGGAGAAGAATCCGTTCTCCATTCCACCTTGCCAGTGGCTCTTTCCTACACACACTAAGTTCCCTTGATCGTCATATTTCCAATGTTGGAACGGTGGAAAGTTTACTTTATCGTGCTTATCTGCGGTAGTCTTAGTCTTCTTCTTTCTTCCCGGAGCAAGTGGAATATGATCGAATGTCATTATACGAAATACTAAATCACTCTTTTCAATCTTGCGATAATCTATTTCGCAATCAGCCATTTTGCTCTTTTTATCTCCGGCTAACTTTCGTTTTTCAAATTCTCTAGCAGTTAGTTTCTTGGCTTGTATTCGTTTAGCTTCTGCTATAGTACGGATATTAAGTTTATCTAGATCTGATAATATTAAATCATATTCGCTAAATGCTGGATCAACATAGCTACAATAAGATCCTTTACTTTTATGTATTTCTTCTAACAAATCCTTATTGTTTAGATAATTTACTTTTGCCATCAAATGGATCCTCCAAACTTAGTATAATATCACCGGATTTTTATTGCAATAAATATATTTAAGGAGATTTCAATGTCAGACAGCTTTTTTGGTGATATAGGTGATGGTATCGCAAATGTTGCAGGTTCGGTAGGAAATACTATATCAGATATAGGTTCAGGAATATCAAACTTTCTTTCAGGAGGTTCCGGTACAGATCCAAGTAGATTAATCAGTGCTTTCAGAGCGCAAGGAATTCCACCTGGCGCTGAACAAAGTTCCAATAGCGGAAGTAGTGTTTCTGCACAATTTTCTTCATCTATAAGGGAAAAAGATTGGCGTGTAAAACTATCACATGATATGATATATACAACACCTATCCTTTCACCGTTGAAAGCTTCAGGCGGCATGATTTGGCCATATCTTCCATCAATAACAATGTCAGGGACTGCAAATTATGATTCTTTTGCTCCAGCACATACAAATTATCCAATACTAACTTATAAAAACAGTCAAGTCGATGACATTTCTATTGCCGGACAGTTTACTGTACAAAATCAAGAAGAAGGCAGGAATTGGTTAGCATCAATGCATTTCTTGAGGACAGTTACTAAGATGTATTTTGGGCAAGGTCCAAATTTAGGTAATCCACCACCTATCTGTACATTGAATGGATATGGTGATTTTGTTTATAAAGATGTTTCTGTTGTAGTAAAAACATTTAATATAGTTTTAGAAAAAGATGTTGATTATATAGCGATACAATTACAGACAGGAAAGTCACAAGGTGCAAACGTAAGTTATGTTCCTACTAATTCAAACATTACAGTAACAGTTGCTCCTGTTTACAGTAGAGGAAAGATGAAGAATTTTGATCTTACAAAATTTGCTGCTGGAACTTTAATAACAGCACCTGATAATAAAGGATTCTTATGATGGCTAATTATTCTACTTCTAGTCCTTGGTATACTACTCAGAAAAATAATCTATATCTTGAATCTTGGGAACCTAGACCTATTCCAGCAGCCGATGATGATTTCCAATATACTATTCAGCCACAATATAATTATAGACCAGATTTGTTAGCATATGACATCTATGGAAATCCTAAGCTATGGTGGGTATTTACCCAACGTAATATTGATATTTTAACAGACCCAATATACGATTTTCGTTCTGGTGTTACTATATCTTTACCTAAGAAATCAAGTTTATTATCTGCATTAGGATTAGGTTAATGGCAACTAGTTATACCAGACCATCGGATGATATTGCTAAGTATCCCGCTAAATCTGAAAATCCGTTAAACCAGTATAGTTCTTTTAGTTGCCTTTTTACTTTAGCCGCATTAAGTAGAGAGCAGTTAGCAAGTAGGAGTTTTAGTTCAGCAAGTCTTAAAAACATAATCGCCACTTCAAAAGGCAATTGGGGAAATGGCGGTAAGAATCGTGTAGTTACGGAATTTGGATCTTTTGATTATTTTATTGATGATGTTATTATTGCTTCAACTCCAAGCCACTCATCTCAGACTGGAAATACTTCAGCTAACAAACTAAGTTTTAAAGTAACTGAACCATATAGTATGGCATTGTTTTATCTCACATTACAAGCAGGAGCAGAAGCATCGGGATATAAAAATTATAAATTAGCGCCATTCTTATTAATGATTGAATTTGTTGGATATAGAGATGATAATAAACCTTATATAGATCCATTATTGACTAGATTTATTCCAATATCTCTTAATAAATCTAAGATGAAAGTCACTGGTGCTGGCACTGTTTATGAACTTGATGCAACACCTTATAATGAAAAAGCACATGCTGATCACTTTTCAACTATTAAGAAAGATCATAATTTACAAGGAGCAAATGTAAAAGATTTGTTAACTGGCGGCGGCTCAAGTTTACTTACTGTAATAAAAAAACAATTTGAAGAAGATGTTAAAGATAAACTTGTTGATAAACAAGACACAGTAGAAATACATTTTCCTGCAGACTTTACGGATCCTAAGGATTCAGGAAATGAAATTTCAAGAAGTATTCTTTTTAGTGATTTTAATGATAACGGAACTATAAGATTTCCAAATCAAGATGCAATCTATGATCAACGTAATCAAATCTATCAAAATAAAAAGGTAACGCTTGATAAAAATAAGAATTTCCATTTTGAACAAAATATGAAAATACAAGATATTATAACAGAAGTTATATTGCGTAGCGATTATATCACAAAGCAATTGCTTACTGCTGAACCAATAACTAATGACAAGGGTATGGTAAAATGGTTTAGGATTGAACTTAATGTTTTTGATGAAGCACATAGTGAAACATTTAATCGACAGACCCATAAATTTGTATATCGTATACTCCCCTTTGAAGTGCATATTAGTAAATTACTTCCTCCTAAGGGTGTTCCAAAAGGATATGATAAAATACAAAAAACTGTAATAAGGGTGTATGATTATATCTATACAGGAAACAATACACAGATACAAAGTCTTGAATTAGATTTTAATACGAGTTTCTTTACATCAATACCTGCAGATGCTGGTACTAGGCCCGGAACTGATAATCAAAATCAAACTGGAGATGCTAAAGGTAAACCTGTACAAACTTCTTCAACTTCGAACGGCGGGAACACCGATTCTCGCCAACAAGGAGCAGCCAATACTTCATCTGCTCCTGCGACTACTTCTCCAGCATCAGGATCAGGATCAAATAATACTCAAACAGCCCAAGTACAGGCATTGCAAGCATTATTAACAAATCCATCAGATATGGTTAAAGTAACTATGACTATATTAGGTGATCCGTATTTTGTTCCTAGCAGTGGGATGGGAAATCAGATAGTAAAACCATCAAGCGGAAAGACCGCTGACAATCAATTAAGTGACGGTTCAATAAATTATCAGAATGGCGAAATTGATGTAGTGATTAATTTCAGGACACCAGTTGATCTAGATCCAGTAACTGGTTCTTATAGGTTTATAAAAACAGCAGATGAGTTCAGTGGTTTATATTTTATAACAAAAGTAGAAAGTAAATTTTCACAAAACAAATTTACAAATGTACTCTACTTAACACGTCGTCGAGCACAACTTGAAGGTTTCGTTCCGTCAGCAGGCGGCCTCTTTAAATATTAAGATAAGGTTTGTATAAAAAATGGCAGATACAGTACGAAGTAGTATAGATACATATCGACAAGGACTTGCGTCTCCAGGGCCCTTCTTAGCTCGGGTAATTAATAATATTGATCCTATGAGACAAGGATCCTTAGAAGTTGAGTTATTAAGAGCTATCGGTAACAAAGAAGCATCAAATCAGCAATTATTTACAGTACGTTATCTTAGTCCGTTTTACGGTGTAACTGATGTTAGTTTAAATGGTTCTGATCCTAAGGATTTTAATCATACACAGAAAAGTTATGGATTTTGGTTTGTTCCTCCAGATACAGGATCTCTTGTTATGGTTATATTTGTTGAAAGTGATCCAGGACAAGGATATTGGATAGGATGTGCTCAAGATGTGTATATGAATCATATGGTTCCTGGATTGGCCGGTAGTAAAGCAGCATCTGACCAGACTAGAGATAGTGACGAAACTACTTGGAAAGATACTAAAAGTTCGAAAGAATTATACGGGACTGATTTCCTTCCAGTGGGTGAAATTAATAGAAATTCTATTAAACAAGGCGAATCTACGATAAATCCAGAAATTGATGCTATGACAAAACCTGTCCATCCGATGGCAAAGGTTTTATCAGAACAAGGAACAGTTACAGATACAGTTAGAGGTGTTCATACATCAAGTGCTCGTAGAGATACTCCAAGCAATGTCTACGGAATTAGTACTCCTGGACCTGTTGATAAGCGCACCAATGCACAGAAAGGTAGTGTTGGTAGAGCAGATAATAAAGTTAACAAATTCATTAGTCGCCTTGGCGGCCATTCTTTAGTAATGGATGATGGTAATGATCGTTTGTTAAGAAAATTTAAACCAGGAGAAGGCCCTCCAGAATACGCTGATTTAGAAAAAGGTGAAACAGGGGGGCTTGTTGAATTCCCTCAAGATGAGAGTTTTAGGATTAGGACAAGGACCGGTCATCAGATATTAATGCATAATAGTGAAGATATAATCTATATCACTAACGCTAGTGGATCGGCTTGGATTGAATTAACTAGCCAAGGTAAGATTGATATCTATGCTGCTGATAGTGTTAGCATAAGGACTGAAAGTGATTTTAATTTTGTTGCTGATAGAGATATTAATTTGTCAGCAGGTCGCAGCATTAATTTACATTCTTCATCAAGGACAAATATTAATGCGATTGATAATGTTTCAATCCGATCTGATAAATCTTTATATCTTAGTGGCGAGAGTAATATTAATATAAAAGCTACTGGTAAATTACAGATAGGTGGTGATAGCAATATTGATTTAAAAACTCAAGCTTTTAAATTATCATCAACTACTACAGATATTTTAACAGCAGGATTAACCCATATAACAAGTGTTGGTAATTTAGAATTAAAAGGTGGAAATACAGTAATAAGTTCAGTTGGTAACACAGAAATGTTAAGTGGAACTGTAACTAAAATAACAGGAAATGAATTACATGTTAACACTAAAGCTAACACATTAATTACTAGCGGTAGTACTCAATTAGGAAGTACCGGACAGATTATATTAAAAGGTAGCCAAGTCCATCTTAACGGTCCTGCTGCTACTGCTGCTTCGTCTGCGCAGCAAGCAAATGAAGCTTCTCCAGCAAATGGTGCAGAAGTTGCTCCTAAGATGGTACTATTTCCAAATCCCGGAGTAGGGCAGTTAATAGTTAAAAGAGCTCCAACACAGGAACCTTGGGATCATCATGAGAATCAAAACCCGTCAGGATTTACATTTGATCTAACTGACCGAGAATCTTCACAGATGCCATATACTAAAGATGGTCCAAAAATTGAAATACGAAGTACAGAAGACAATCAAAAAGTTCCAGCAGAGCAAGGCGGTAATGGTGGATATAGCGGACAGTCAACCGAAGGAGTTGCCGGCGGCGGCATTGGTAATAGTCGCAGACAGTCTAAGCTTCCTCCAGATTCTTCTAATTCAACGACTGAAACAATTAATGAAGCACAACTTGCTAAGATGCCTCAAGAGTGGGCCAAGGATCAAGATTTCCTTAGTGCAGTTCAAAAGCTTGCTAATAAAATGGGAGCTAAACCTGTTGAACTATTAGCACTTATGATGTTTGAATCAGCTGGCACGATGAGTCCTTCTATTACTAATAGTTTAGGTTATACTGGATTAATACAATTTGGAAATTCAGCATGTGAAACAATGTCTAAGTATTATAAGAAAACTATCACTACTGCAATGTTACGACAGATGAGTCGTGTACAGCAGATGGAGTGGGTTGATAATTATTTTAGTTTTTGGATAAAAACTAAAAATGTAAAACCGCCAATGACACTGGCACAGATGTATATATTAGTTGCATTGCCTGGATATGTTAATGCTCCGGCAAATGAAACATTAGCTGCATCTAACGGTCCTAATTATAACATATGGAAAGCTAATCCAGGATGGAGAGTTGGAGGAAGTAGGTCCAATGATGTTATTACTAGAGAATCAATTGGTAATGCTCCTAGGGCATTTATACCTAGAGTGCAAGGATTGTTAGATAGAAATAATGTAAAATTTGAATAGGAGGATATAGATGTCAACGCAAGGATATTATAATTTACAAGTAGGATCAAATAATACACAAAAGCCGTTTCTTCCGAGGACTTATAAAGGATTTAGCACAGTTAATTCTAGTTCTATCAATGGCTCGTTGTATGATTTAGCTCTTATTAAGCAGGATCTTATAAATCAATTTTATATTAGAAAAGGTGAAAAATTAGAAAATCCAGAGTTTGGTACTATTATCTGGGATATGCTATTCGAACCATTAACTGAACAGGTAAAATCTTTAATAGTAAACGATGTTACAGTAATAGTTAATAGCGATCCTAGGATTAAATCAATACAAACTATTGTAACGCAGTTAGAACAAGGATTACAAATTGAACTAACTCTAATGTATATTCCTTATAACATACAAGAGACTATGCAACTTATGTTTGATCAGGCAAATGGCATAGGCTAATAAAATACCATATTTTAATTAAAATAAATAAACTAAACGAGGTGTTTGATGTCAGTAACTAGTCGACAAAATAATGTATTTCTAGCAGAAGATTGGAAAAAGATATATCAATCTTTTAAAAATTCTAATTTTATCAGCTATGATTTTGAAAATCTACGCCGCGTAATGATAGCCTATCTTAGGGAAAACTATCCGGAAGATTTCAATGATTACATTGAATCTAGTGAATATCTTGCTTTAATTGATCTGATTGCTTTCCTTGGACAAAGTTTAGCTTTCCGTATTGATCTTAATTCTAGAGAAAATTTCCTAGAATTAGCAGAACGTAGAGAAAGTATCTTAAGACTTGCACAGTTAATAAGTTATAATCCTAAGCGCAGTATTTGTGCTAACGGATTGCTCAAAGTTGAGTCAGTATCTACAACAGAGTCAATTATAGATTCTACTGGTAGGAATTTACAAAATATTGAAGTAGTATGGAATGACGTAACTAACTCTAATTGGTTTGATCAATTTATTAAAATAATTAATGCATCAATGGTTGATACTATTGAATTTGGGTTACCAAAGGCTAGCGATTGGGTCGATGGTATTTGGACAGAACAATATAAAATTAATAGTAGTATAAATGATCTACCTATTTTTCCTTTCTCTAAAACAATAGATGGAAAATCTTATTCTTTTGAAACTACAAGCACTGTTATTAGCACTGATCAGACTACAAAAAATAGTGTAATAAAAGAAGATAATCCTTTGATTAATAATCAAGTTTCTTTCATTTATAGAGATGATCTTTCAGGTTATGGAAGCAATAATACTGGATTCTTCTTTCATTTTCGACAGGGCAATTTACTAAGACAGGATTTTACACTAACAACTCCAACTACTAATCAAATAATTAATATTAGTGATACTAATATTAATAATGATGATGTTTGGTTATATTCTCTAGATAATACTAATACTGAATCTACTTTATGGTCTAAAGTTCCTTCAATAACAGGAAATAACATAATCTATAATAGTATTGATAAAACTATTAAAAATATCTATTCTGCACAAACAGCAACTAACGATTCTGTAAATTTAATATTTGCTGATGGAATTTTTGGTAATTTACCAAAAGGTAGTTTCCGTTGTTATTATCGTACCTCAAACGGTGTTTCATATACTATTAATCCAAGAGATATGAGAGGCATTGTTGTTGGTATCCCTTATATTTCAAAATCAGGTTCATCTGAAGAAATAAGATTTGTTATGTCATTAAAGGGATCTGTGACAACAGCAACATCTAGTGAATCTAATGACGAAATTAGAATAAATGCTCCAGCAACATACTATACACAGAATAGGATGATAACTGGTGAAGATTATAATCTAGCACCATTAGCAGTTAGTCAAAATGTAGCCAAGATTAAATCAATTAATCGAACATCAAGTGGAATCAGTAGGAATTTTGATATTATTGATGCTACTGGAAATTATAGCACTACTTCAGCATTCTGTACTGATGGGATTCTTTATAGAGAGCCTATACAACAGAAATTTGATTTTAAATTCAATTCTCGTACTGACATTGAAAATGTTATAGTAAACGAAATAGAACCTATAACTAAACTTCCTATTATTCGTGATTTTTATTATGAATATTATAATAAAGTTACTTTATCTGATCCTTATCCAATTTTTAATCAATCCACAACAAGTTACAATGAAACTAGTGGGTATTTTACTAATAACATTGGATCAATAATAAAAGTAGGTTCATTTACAGGTGATACCGTAAAATATATTGAACCAGGTGCCTTAGTTAAGTTTATAGCTCCAACTGGAAAATATTTTACTACATCAGGAAAATTAACAAC